CTTTTTTAAGAAACTCACATTGTTTATATAAATCAAGTGGTGACTTAGTAACCGGTGATCCAGTTAATATTCTTTTATAGGCAGCGTGATCAGCAAGAGAACATATATGTTTAGTTCTTTTAGCATCTGGGTTTTTAATAGTTGTAGATTCATCTATAGCCATCATAGTTCTGTGGCATCTTAGAAATTTGGCTGCAAACTCTACACCTTTTTTAGTAGAGAAAGCTTCTACATTCATCATAAGAATATGTAGATCTTCACCTGTTGCAAACAAAGAATCTAATTCTAATTGTTGTTTTTTATTTGGCATCGCATGCCACAACACAGAATTTTTTTCTATATGATCTGGTAAGTGTGTAGGAATTTCTCCTTCATGCCAGTTTTTATAAACACCTTTAGGTGCAATAATTAATACACCATTAATTTTTCCGGCATCATATAACATAGCAATGTTATCAATTAACACTTTTGATTTACCAGTACCCATTTCCATAAAATATGCAAAGTACGGTTTTTTCCATGAAAGCTCTAACGCTTTTATTTGATGCGCATACGGCTTAGTCTTAAATTTATATTTCATAATTATTTTCTTCTTTCTAGTTGACATAGTGTATAGAACATCCTATATAGATTGTCAATGACAGAAAGCAAAAAAATAGTATACGTAATTCAAGAATTACCAGGTACAAAAGCAGGTGCTCCTAAAATTAATATTATGAGTGCGAGTAAGTATGGTGAGTTTAAATTTTTACTTCCAGAATTTTCGCAAATAATATTTTCACCAGGACCATTAATTTTTAAACTGAGAAATCTTTTAAAGAATTACACTCCAGAAGATTACTTATTACTTACAGGAGATCCGGCAATAATTGGTGTTGCGTGTTCTATTGTTTCTGACATGACTAATGGAAGATACAATCTATTAAAATGGGACAAGCAAGATAGGATGTATTATCCAATTTCAATTAACCTCCACGAGAAAGGAAAAGTAGAAGATGAGTAATATAAATTTTGAGGAAGATCAAAGAGAGAATCTAGACTCAGTAAATGAAGCCGGTAGTTTGGCTGCACAAGTTGTAAAACTACAGAAGTTAGAAGACGAACTTTTAGCTAAAGAAAAAGAAGCAAAAGAATTAAAAAGAAAAGTAGATTTAGTTTCTTCAGAAGTCATACCGACTATGATGCAAGAAATGAATATCTCCACATTAAAATTATCAGATGGGACTTCAGTAGAAGTTAAACCTGTCTATGGTGCATCAATTTCTGCAGATAAGAAAGAAGATGCATACACATGGCTTCGTGAGAACGGACTGGGTGACCTTATCAAAAATGAGGTAACCGTTGCTTTTGGTCGTTCCGAAGATAACAAGGCACAGCAATATGCTGTCCTTGCGCAAGGTCAAGGGTATGAACCAGTCCAAAAACTAAAGGTTGAACCCATGACACTTAAAGCACTGGTCAGAGAGCGTATCGAAAATGGACTTGATATGCCTTCTGACTTATTTAACTTGTTCACAAGCAACAGAACAAAAATAACAAGGAACAAATAATCATGAATGAAGTAACACAAAAGACGGCCGCAGGTCTTCCAGCAGCAAGTATGTTTGAAGATGATGCATCACAAGGTTTAGGTAACATAAGTCAACAAGACTTAGCTTTACCTTTTCTTAAGATCCTAGGACAGCTATCTCCAGAAGTAAATAAAAGAGATGGTAAACATGTTGAGGGAGCAGAACCTGGAATGATTTTCAATTCAGTTACTGGAGATTTATATGATGGCGTAAAAGGAATAGATGTTATTCCTGCTTTCTATAAGTTAGAGTATGTTGAATGGAAAGATAGAGGAGAAGGACCTGGTGCACCAGTAATGGTACACGACTCTTCATCTGATATCATGTCACAAACTACAGCAGATGCTAGTTACAAAGACAGATTACCTAACGGTAATTATGTTGAAAAAACTGCATCACACTTTGTGATCATTCAAGGGGATAGTCCACAAACAGCTTTGATTTCTATGAAATCTACTCAATTAAAAATTAGTAGAAAATGGAACTCAATGATGTCTGGTATCAAACTAAAAGGAAAAGCAGGTTTATATACACCAGCATCTTTTAGCCACATTTACAAACTAAAGACTACTCAAATGTCTAATGATAAAGGCACTTGGTTTGGTTGGGAAGTTAGTAAAGTTGGTCCTATAACTGATGCGAGTACGTATCAACAAGCAAAATCGTTTTCAGAAAGTATCTCTAAAGGTGCTGTGAAAGCAAAACATGTTGAACCGAAAGTAGCAGAGAAAACTAGTATTATATAATCCCTTAGGGGTATGTGTACACAGTGTGGACCGTGCGGGAGACTAATCGGTCCACTTAGACAGGATAGTTATGATTAAAAGGTATATAAAAATATTTGATGGGTATAGAAAAGCTTATGGTACGGCCGAGCTTAAAAATGCCAAAGTTGATCCAGATAAAGGTGGTAAGCTAGTACTCCCTACTGGTGATTACGGTTGGACTCATAAAGAACTTACAGAAGAAGTTTATCAAAAACATTTAGATGGTATTTTATCTATTGGGGTACAGGCCTGTAATGAAAATTCAGAAGCAAAATTTGGTGTTATAGATATAGACCCAAAAAACTACGTTGACTTTGATAGAAAATATATCATTGAAAAAATTCAAGAATACAAACTACCTTTAATACCTGTTCTATCTAAAAGTGGTGGGTTGCATTTATATTTGTTTGTTAATGAATTTATATTAGCCACAGTAATAGTTTCTTTTTTAAGTAATTTACTTCCACTGTTTAAACTAAAATCAAGTAATGAGGTATTTCCTAAACAGACACAACTTACAAAGGATCCGGAAACAGGGAACGTAGGTCCAGGTCAATTTATAAACCTACCTTATTTTAAAAAGTCAGAGAGATTGGCAATAAATCTAGATGGTACAACATTTACATTCGAACAATTTCTTGAAGTTGCAGAAGCCAATATAGTTAATATAGAAGATTTAAAAAACATAACAGAAAGTATAGAAAAAAAAGATTTAGAAGGTGTTGACTCAGATTTTGATGATGGCCCTCCTTGTTTAGCTCATCTTAGCAAGATAATGAAGGATCCAGGCTTTGATGGTAAGGATAGATTTATGTATAATTATCATGTGTTTGTGAAGATGAAGTACCCAGATGACTGGCAACAAAGAGTGATGAATGCACCAGTTAAATATTTTGAACCCGTGCATGCAAATGCTTGGGAAGCAAAAACTGTAAACGCTAAAGTTAGATCATGGACTAAGTCTGAAAAAGGTTATACTTGTACACAGAGTCCTCTTAATGATCATTGTAAAAAAGGTATATGTGTTAAAAAGAAATATGGTATTCTTGCAGGATCAAAAGGGTCTTATCCGATATTATCTAATCTAAGAAAAATAGATATTGAACCAGAACCAGAATATGAATTTGATGTAACTATGCCGGACAGTATAGGGAAAGCATCTGTATATTGTAAATCAATTGAACATGTTACAGATCAACGTAAACGTAGAAACTCCATAGCAAGAGCAGCAGGGTTTCCACCACCAATTATAAAAGCACCGGAAGACCAACTTATTCTAGAATCTCTTTTCAGTACACAAAAAGTAGTAAACCCTCCTATTGGTACTTCACCTAAAGAAAAATTACATGATGTCATACATGCAAAAATTAATGGACCTAAAGCTATGAATGATGCTGCATTTAAATCAGGTACAGTATTAATTGAAGATGGTAAGGCTTATTTTAAATTTGATAAATTTTACGATAAGCTTAGAGCAAAGAATTGGAAACACTCTGAGGATAAGACGGGTGTTATGATGAGTAATAATTATAAAGAATGTGGTTTAGAATTTATTGAACAAAAAAGATTTCCTACAAAAGAAAAAGGTAAATACAATACACCTACTAAAAATGTGGTTTCAATAAGTACAGAAGGTTTTGAAGATATAAAAATTAATCATACTATACTAAAACATAAAACGGATATAATGTAATGATTAGAAAAATATACGGTCCTCCGGGAACAGGGAAAACAACTAGACTTATAAACTATGTAAAAACATTGGTTAAGTTTGGTACACCTATAGATAAGATTGGTTACTTTGCATTTACAAAGAAGGCTGCAGAGGAAGCTGTGAACAGAACTTTAGATCTTTATCCAAAGTATGGTAAAAAAGATTTAAAATATTTTAGAACTTTACACTCATTAGCTTTTACTTTGTTGGGTATGAAGAAAAGTAATGTAATGCAAGAGGAACATTACGAAGATATTGGTAGACAGCTTGGCATAGAAGTTACAGTTTATTCTAGTGGAGAAGAGAAAACAGGGTTTGTAGATTCAGATAGCGAATACTTTAACATAATAAATGCAGCAAGAATCAAAGGTATAACAATAGATGAAGAGTATAATACCGATATGTACTCACAAGACATAGATAAACATTTACTACAGATTTTAAAAGACGAAGTAGATAACTACAAGAAAGCGTATGGCCTGGTAGATTTTACAGATATGATTGAAAGATTCAATGTGTCCGAATTGTGTCCAAAATATGACGTAGTATTCATTGATGAAGCACAGGATTTGTCGCCAATACAGTGGAAAATGTACGATATACTTAAGAAAAACTCTAAACATGTTATTTTAGCTGGTGATGATGATCAAGCAATTTATGGATGGGCCGGTGCAGATGTTGCAAGGTTTCAAAGCGAGCCTGCAAAAGACATAGTCTTGCCACAATCATACCGGGTACCAGGAGCGGTGCAGGAAATAGCAAACTGTATTTTAAATAGAATACCAGACCATAGAAGAATTAAAAAAAATTGGAAAGCAAGAAAAGATATATTACTTCCAGTAATACAACGCATTACTTCAGTAGAGGACGCTCCATTACATTTAGGTGATTGGTTAATACTTGCACGAACAAATGACAAACTTACTAAATTAAAACCTACACTAAAAGATATGGGAATATACTTTGAAATAAAAGGTAGAAAAAGTTACAGGACTAGACTGTATAAGTCAATACAAGATTACACACGTTGGACAACTGGTGACATGTTATCATTATCTGAATGTAAAGATTTATTTGAGTTTTTAGAATTAGATACAGAGTTAACTGATGAACGTATGTATGACTTAAAAGAATTTGGTTTTAGTTTTACAGACCATTGGTACGAAGCATTTAAAGCTGATCCAGAAGAATGTTTATACATTAGAGAAATGATGCGTAATGAAGAAAAATTATCTAAGGCACCAAGAGTTAAATTGCAAACAATACATGCAGCCAAAGGTGGTGAAGCAAATAATGTTTTAATTATTTTAGATAACACTAAAAAAATAAGAGAAGCAGTTGAGAAGAGTCAAGACAAATACGATGAAGAACAAAGAGTTTGGTACGTGGGTGTTACTCGTACAAAACAAAACTTATATATAATGGAAGCAAAAAGGGAGGACAGAGGTTATGACATCTAAAGCATACGATAAACAAATTGGTGGTTCACATTACCAAAAATATAAAATACAGCCAAGCAAGTTTGTAGTCGAGAACGAATTGCTATATCCTGAAGGTTGTGCTATAAAGTACATAGTGAGACATCGCGATAAAGGAAAGAAACAGGATTTAGAAAAAGCAATACATTTTATAGAAATGATAATTGAAAGGGACTATGGAACCAAATAATCATATACCATTTTACATGGGGCTATTTACTTGCCTATTGATTCTTTGCTACCTAACATTATGAAAAAATTTAGTATTACTAAAAAACAAATGGATCTTTTTAATTTTATTAAAGAGTATATTGATAAAAATAACATGGCACCTTCTTATGAAGAAATGAAAACAGCAACAGGTTGTTCAACTAAGTGTACAATTTTTACAAAAGTTAATCAGTTACAAGAAAGAGGGTGGATAACAAAACTACCTGGAAAAAATAGGAGTATAACAATAATATGAAAATACCTACATTTAGTGCCCAGACAGAATGGGTAATACCCACAGAACTACCAGACTTAACTAAGGTTGATGAAATTGC